GGCGTTGAACTTTAATGATCTCGGTCATGCCATCCTCTCGTCTCTTCGTCGGTCGTATTCTCGATCCGGATCGGCTTCCTCGGCTTGGAGCTTATCCATGTCCACAGCCTCGATAAGCAGCCGCTCAAGCCATTTCGGGCAATCGAGGAAGAATGTGACCTCTCCACTGCCACGCTCGCCTGGATACCGTTTGCGCGTCGTGTAGGGGCGAACGCCGATGATCTCGATCTCCGGACCTTCAGCCGGCTGCTCCCATGTCTGTGGCGAGCCAGGCGTGAGGTAGAAGTCGATCTCGACGCAAAATGCCGCGTCATCGTTTTCGTTTAGTGTTATGACTTGGGTGTCTGTGTGCTTCGTGCGGTAGCGGCTCATATCGCCTTCCCCTCGATCTCGACCAAATCCAAGTCACCCTCGACATTGAGCGACGCGACAACGGAATCGCCGTCGATCATTCCAAGATGCGCCTCGTGCTCGTCGAACAGCGCGCGGACCTTCGCGGCGGCAGTCGCCAGATCGTTCGCATTGACACGGATCGTCGTCGTGAGCGTCACATCGAACAGATATGACTTTCTCATTTTATTCTCCATGAGCTCCGCCAGAATCGTGTCGAGAAATGCACTTATGCCCAAGCCGATCATGGCGCAGTCCTCTCGCGCTGGCGCTGCGCTCGCATGGCAAGCTCGCCATCGATTATCCCCAAATCCCAAGCCGAGAAACGTGACGGAGACTCGCCCTTACCCTTCTCGGCCTATGCGGCGACGGCTTGTTCGAGGCGTGACACGCGCCGACGCTCGCGGTCAATGTCATCCAAAGCCATTTTTGGATCGACGACCGCCGCGAGATGCGCGTCGAGATTCTGGAAATAGGCGGTGACGTCTTTGGCGCTCATGGCCGCACCGCGAACACGCCAGCGAGGAAAACCACGCACAGCGCGAAGCATGGTAAGGCAGCCAAAGCAGTTACAAGTTGTTCCTGGCTCATATCGGCCGTCAGCATTTCAATCATGTAGGACATCGGTTTTCTCCGCGGCACGGTTTAGATGCAATGATTAACGCGCGTCGGTCGCATTGCAAATTTCGATGAAATGTGTGGTTTGGTCGTCCCAGGCGGCGGCCCAGGCGGCGTCCCTAGCGGCCTCCCAGGCGGCGTCCCTAGCGGCGTCCCAGGCGGCGTCCCTAGCGGCCTCCCTAGCGGCGTCCCTAGCGGCGTCCCTAGCGGCGTCCCTAGCGGCGTCCCTAGCGGCGTCCCAGGCGGCGGCCAATTCTTCATCAGTCGCTTCGCTATTTGCGTGCCGTTCGGCGATTACAAGAGTGTCTTTTGATCTCTGGTCTTCCATCAGATGTTCGACTTGCCGTGCGCACCACACGGCATATAATCTCCATTCCTTCGCGTATTGTGGTTCGGCGCGGCACGCCCACAAAGCATCATCAATGCCATTGATCTCGACGATGCGCGTATAAAGCAGTGGTTCGTCGTCGGCTTCGCTCTTGCCGAGTCCCGCTAAGAGCTTCACCCACCCGTCCTGGCAAGGATGATGTGCGCGAATCCTGTTCAATGTTGTGGTGATAGGCATTGGGTTTCCTATTTCGTGGCAGGGTGGAGGGCGGCGCTAGGCCACCCGGTGTTGCGTCAATGGGTGGGATAGATAGGAACAAGCCATTCCTGCTGCACACCGATCCGTGGATCGTAAATCTTGCCGGGTTCATATTGCAGCTGCGTCACCTTGGCGGCGAAGTCCGCGCCTTCCGTGGCAATAATGCTAAGACCGTGGCGCTTGACGCATACGATTTCGGTTTTCATTTTCCGTCTCCGTGGCAGGTGTTTCTCACTGAATTAAATCTAACATGCCGCGCGAAATTAGCAACTAATATTTCCGCCGTGAAACAATAATTATCCGACAAAATCCATCACACGCCTTCCGCCGCCATGACGCCAGCGAGGTCGCCGATAGCGGTCTTCGTGCGCTTTGAAAATCCGCTCATTGTTAATGCCCCGTGATGAGCGATACCTGTCCACCAAGAGTCTCGATAACGTATTCTCCCGCGATGTTCGCAAGGGCAGCGCATGCCATTTGCAGATTGCATCGCTCGGACGCTGGCAATCTCCCCTGCTCTCGCATGAATGCGGCAAAGCGTTTTGCAAGTTCTTCACCGTCGAAATCGACCACAGTCCCGGCGCTAACGGCAACTTCTGATGTGTCATTCATTGCATCGTCTCCTTGGTTGGAATGGCGGATTAGGCATGGAACTTGAGTGACATTAACTTGGTAATTTGCTTCTCAAGCGACCTGATTTTCGCCAGACGCATTTGCTCGGCGCGGATGAATGCACCCTCTTGCGTGCGATGCCATTCGTTGCCATCGCCATGAAAATAACGAAGCGGATTATCGGGATCGCTAATTAATTCAGTATGTGAATAAACACGCGGTTCATTCACTTCCATCTCAAATATTCCGCCACTCAAGGCGTATTTGCTGATCCAGACTTTCATTCCCCTATCCCTCTATCTGTTAATGACACAGTTCCGCTTTCCGCTAAGGACCGGCCCCCCTTACAACGGGAACCTGTGCGGTTAGTGCTGGCCCTGTGAGTTTGGACCGGAACAGGTCGATTGGCGCTGCTCCAGCTTAACGCGACTCCTACTTCCGATTTCCCAAGCTGATTTTGGTTTGGCGGACCCTTTACCGCCCCGACCGCTTTGAGCCGTATGCTATGGCTTGGATATGGGTTCGGCCTCACAAGCCTCGCCCGGTGTGGAAAGTCCCGTTGCGTATGGAATGATGGCGTAAGCCGTAACCATATCGGCGGGAGAAAGAGCACCTCGAAAGATTTTGCCACGCCTATCCGTAGGCTTTGTCCGTCAGGCTCGATCAGCCGCATGGGCTGGGCCGCGCGTTGGTAACGGCACGCGCTGGTTATGACCCCGTTTACAACGGAGTTTTTCATGGAGGGCGGAGAAAGGGATTGCGCGTGATCGCGCGCTGGCGTATTAAACGCGAGTTCATGGGCGGTTCCGTCGCCTGTGTGGGCCGGGTAGAGCGCTTCAACGCTCCTCGGCCCGTTCTTTTTGACATATTCAACGGTCATCGTCAAGGTATCCCTGACTTTGAAGCCGACCCTTGAGGGCTGGCGCCGTATGCAGCCTGCGCTGCTCTGGCGTCATCGCATCCCATCTGGCCCGCGCCGATTCGGCTCGCGTTGGTTTCACCCAAGCGGCGATACCCGCCTCAAGAGCCGCACGAGCGCTTTCATGCGCGATCTTGATTTCCCCCGGCATCAATTCATCATAGCCTCGCCCTTCGGGGAAATACGACCCGAGCACGGCCCCATAGGCTCGCGCTGCCGCCTCAACCATTGCATCTGTAACTTTCATCTGTCTTCTCCCTTTTCCAGCAATCCGCATTCTTCCGCGCGGGCATCGGCTGGCAAGTTTAAATCCGTCGCCATCCATGCCGATAGAATTCTCCCTGCGGCATCTGACTGAAGCCCGAACTGTCTGACGATATAAGGGCGCGCTCCAAACATATTGGTCACGCCGGATTCGCGAAGATCATCTAGGTATTCGAAATACTCAATGACTTGCTCTTTGGTGGTCATCGTTACCATCCTATGTGTTTGGAGATTTCCGGCGTGAAGCCGCCTACTTCCTTGAAGCGCTCCGCGATACGATCCATAACGGCGACCTCTTGCTCCATTACGGCTTCAAAATTGTCTCGGCCGATAGCCCACGCGCCGGGTGAGTTTAGGTGTCGCCACCAGCGACAAAGCTGCAATCGGTCGGCCCGCTCAACTTGTTCCAGCGTTGGGTATTGCATCATTTTCTCCCATTATCTCGCGTTATCCGCGTCGATCGACTCATTGCATCCCCTACCCGACAGCTTGCTAAGATCGAAGAATATGCCGAACATGACGACCTCCTACTGCGCTTTTCCGGTGAGTTGCATCGTTACTTCCTTGCAGGTCCAGTCAAATGGCCACATCGCGAACCACGGTCCATTTGATACCTCCCAGCGCCGCCCGGCTGGCGTCCACCAGAACTCCGTATAGCCGCCCTCGTTTGGGTATCCGAAGGTGCAGGTTAGCAGGGCGTCTCGGGGGATTTTCGCGCAGGCTTCCTCATAGGTCATCTTCGCCTCCAGTTGCCGGATCAGTCCTGCGACAACCCGTTTAATGTTTCCAATGTGAAACAAAACGCGGGAAATGGCAAGACATAAATGAGGGATTGCGACAAGACGCCAAAAGCCGCATATTCATTGCCAAAACATGGCGGATAGACACGCGCGTGACAAAATGCGAAAATTTAGTCGCAACAATGATATAAAAAGATGTTGCGCTTGCGGAAATCAAAGAGCGTTGAAAAATAAAATCAATGCAATC